GAGCTTAAAAAAGCCTTAGAACCTGAAGAAGTAGAGGCTGAAGTAGAAGCATGATGTTAATAGCACTCATATTAATTGCATCCGCCCTATTGACATACTTAGTAGTATGGGAAGGATACAATAGAAGATGATTGTGAGAAGGTGTAGTCAGGGTCATAGAATTAGGATTCATAGAAATACAACTCCGGGGGCCACAAGAGTAAAGACATATCCAGATGGCTCTACTGAGACCTTGACTTATCCTTCATCATATACATACTTCATAGATGTTGATGGTGAAGTAGTAAAAAGAAGTAATAGTTTTAAGACCATAGAAGAAGAATATGTTAAAGAATGTGCAAAGAAACATGATGATGGACATGGTAGAATTATTATTGGTAAACATAAATTAGTAGATGGAGTAGCCACAAATTTAATATGAATAATCCTATAGCAAAATTAGTAGCATGGCAACAAGAAACAGGGCAACTAGACAGTTGGACATCATATCATATAGCAGCAGGTGCATTTCTATGCAAGATATTTCAATGGATGCATTGGAGTGATTTCTGGTGTGTGATGGGTGTATTCATCATTGGTGTCTTATGGGAAATATTTGAATGGATTGTAGAGAACTATAGTCCTTACAAGACCAAAAAGAGATGGGCCTACAATACAGCTGCAGATTTAATAGTAGAAACAGCAATGGCTTGGTGGATGGTATTATGACAATAACAAACAAAGTAAAATATGAAATTTCGACATCTTATAATTATTCTATTAATTATATTTATATTAATAGGTTGTGATTCTGGCTGGGCTGTTTGTGGTTGGGAGGTGAAGTGAGTGAAAAGCCTCAAACTGCAAGAAGTTATAAGGGGGCTGTGGTTGATGATAACGCAGTCATTTCTATCAATCTTAAATGGTTGGCTCAAGGTGCGGTTCTCATTGGCGGATTGGTTTACGGATACTATAGGGTTGAAAGTAGGATTCAGGCGTTGGAGAATCAAGTGGCTACTGCAGATGAACAAATTGGGAATCTACTTAGTAAACATATCGTGGAAGAAAGGGTTGAGCGAGAAGAGTTGGCAGAGAAGGTAGCCTTTTATGAAAAAGAATTTAATATTAACCCACTTAGTTGGGGAAAGAAGAATCGAGGTAAGAAGTAATGGATTTTATGGCTGTATATGGCGAAGCGGGAATGATTGGAGTAGTGGGGGTGATGTTTGTCTATTTAGTTATATCTTTGTCTAAAAAGTCGGAAGCTCAACAACAAGCATTGGAAAATTTAAAGATAGAAAATAAAGGTCAGAGTGAAACATTAGAGAATATGGAAGGTATGATAATTAAATTGATTGGTAGGTGGAACTCAAGCGATGATAAGTTGGATAGAAAGTTTGATGCTATGACCAAAGAGATAAATGACCTAGATAATCAAGTATCAAGAATTGAAGGTTCTTTAAGTAGGGTAAATGGAAAGCATTAAAATGGATTATGAACCTATAGATAAGTATAGATATGATGTAAAAGAAAGGCTTGCTAGGATAGAGGCCATATTACATAGAGAATTACCTGATATTAAAGAAGAATTAAAAATTTCAAATGGCAGAACAAGGTCATTAGAAAACTGGCGTAATTATATGCTAGGTGGTATGGCTTTATTTAGCATACTATTAGGAACACTAAGATAAGGAAACATTATGGATATTAAATCAATGTTGATTAAACTTGCTGAACAGCAGGCAGAAAAAATGCAAGAAGAAGCTGTAAAACATCTTGGTTCAGATGAGATGACAGAAAAGATTGCTACTGCTATTAATAAACGAATTGACATCCCATTTGTATCAGAAGATAAAGAACAAATATTTTTTGAAAAGATGGTTGATGTTGTAACAGACATACTAGAAGGTGTATTTAAAGGTAAATAAATGTTAGTAATAATATTATCACTCGCACTATCTGAGCAACCAGATAGCACAAAAATAAAAGCAACGACTAATCCAACATATAATGTAATGGCTTATAATATGGAAGACGTGAAAAAGAAAAAGAAGAAAGGAAAGAAGATAGTTAGCAAAGGTAAAAAGAAGAAGAAAGGCTTTTTCTCAAAGGTATTCGGTTCTAAGTAATGCCTAAATTTGGGAAGAGAAGTAAAGAGCGTCTTAAAGGTATTGATGCCAAACTTGTAAATGTATTGAATGAGCTTGTTAAGATAATGGATGTTACTATTATTGAGGGATTGCGTAGTTCAAAACGACAAGAAGAATTATTGGCTAAAGGCTCTACTAAAGTGAGATATTCTAAGCATATGGATGGGAAGGCTGTTGATTTAGCCCCTTATCCAATAGATTGGAATAATAGAGATGGGTTTCATTATATGGGTGGAATGATTCGTGGTATAGCACATCAACTTGGAGTTAAAGTAAGATGGGGCGGAGATTGGGATTCAGATGGAGATGTCAAGGATAATGGATTTGATGACCTAGTTCATGTTGAGATTCTTGACTAATGCCTAAAAAATATCTTACAATAAGAGATTGGTCTGGCGGTTCTAATAATAGAAAAGACCCTAGAGATATTGCAGATAATGAATCTGTTCTAATTCAAAATATGTCTATTGATGCCTTGGGTAAGATAAAGACTGCTGGTGCGTTATATGCTCATAGCAAAGATACTGATGGCTCTACTGATTTAAGTGAGTATTTTGTAGAAAGGACATCAACCTTAGTTGGCTCTGGCGGATATGGATTATTCTATTTTGAATCAGACCATAGTAGGGATAGCGCATATACTATTACAGATACAAAACATGATGGTACAAGCAATGATTTAACATTAGGTTCTTCTGTTGGCAATATAAAATTTGTAGCAAGATTAGTTGGTGGAGATACTGAGACAACTGCTCCTGAGTACGACCCAGAATAATGCCACAACCAACAAAACAACATCTTCAATTAGTTGGAGGGGCCAATTCGGCTAATAGTACTTTATATACAGGAACTCTTATTAAAACTGGAGATACCTTAAAGATAAGTGGTACTGGTAGCAATGATGGAGTATTTACTGTAACTGATGTAGTTAATACATTGAGTTCTGCTGATGCTGCTGGTACTACATTTACTGATAATACTTGCGACACAACAAATACAAGCACTTCTGTTACCCACGATGCCAATGCTCAAATAATAGCTGGATTATCTGTAACTGGAACTGGAGTACCAGCTAGTACATATATTGCTTCTATAACAAATTCAACTACTTTTGTATTAAGTAAAGCGGCTACAGCAAGTAATGGTAATCAAAATTTTACCTTTGGAGATATGGATATTTATTTTGTTTTGAAAGGTAGGGGGATTACAGATGATAGTTCTGGCGGAGACCCTGAAATACAAGTTATTAGAACTAATGTTGGTGATAAGATGATAGCTCTTGGAGATGTTGATAGTGAAGGTAATGTTGATATATGGTCTAGTAATGCAACTTCATCTTATAGTACTAAAAATGAGGGATGGAGTATATCAGCTATTAGTCCAACTCTTAAAGGAGATGATGCTAAATATATATATCATATGGCAGATGACTCTATTCGTGTATGTGATACAAATAGAGGGAATACTAATATTGTAAAATGGTATGGGTATATACAAAGAAATCAATTTAATAGTACAAATGGACTTGTATTTGCTGAATGGCAAGAGCATCCTAACTCTTTAGCCTCTCCAAAGATAGCAACTGCATTTTCTTATGCATTTGGTACAACTAGTCACGATGGAACTTCTGCTGGTAATTATTATTTAAATCCAGATACTGGCGATTACAGGGGTGTTGCAATCCAAAAATATGCATCAGCTTTACCTCTTCAAATGGGATTAAATTTAAGTGTTACCTCTACAGGATTTAAATTTGAGGATGCTAGCGGTAATGATAAGACAGGTAGAGCTATTGTAGGTGAAGTAATATCCATAAAAGAAGCTAGTGGTGGAGTTGGAGACCTAGGCGAATATCCAAAAGAATTTATGTTTTGTAAGAGAGCGTTCCATGAACAAACTGGAACAGCTATATATCAGAGGTCTTATGGTGGTAATCTTGGTGGGACAGCTCCATTTGATTTTGCAGATAATGAGACACCAATTATAGAAAGGGGTATTGGTTGGAATATTGGAGTTGATGATGGGACATCTGATGGTACTTGGGAAGATGGAATTTATGAATTTTATGAAACTTTTATATATGATGGGAATCAGGAATCTTTACCAGTTCAGATAGGAAATGGAGCTGGTACTATAGCGGCTTTTACTCATACATCATCAGAAAATAAAGCATGGCAAGTTTCTGTATATGCTGATTTAGCATATAGTGGAAGAATAACTGGTGGTAGGATTTATACAAGATTAAAAGATACAGATGATGATTTGATTATGTTAGCTGATATAGATATAGTAAAAGGTGTCAGGATGTCTCTTGATGGAGACCATAAGGCTTGGTCTTATCAAAGTGGTTATGGATATTATGTGGTTGGCCCCTCAACTGGTAACTCTACAAATCCTAATTTAGATACATATACTACCATAAATGGATTTAGCCCAGATGTAAAATTCTTAGGTATTGGTGGTACTAATGAGGGGTACAAGGCTTCGGTTGTTGCTGGTAGGAGGGTTTTCGTTGCTAACGTAAAAACAAAATCGAGTTCTGGGGCCTTAAAAAAGTTTGGTGATAGAATAATGTATAGTGAGATAGGTAAGTTTGATACATTTTTAGAGCATAATTTTATAGATGTATCTAAGGGAGACTATGGAGAATATACAGCTTTAGAATCATATGCTGATAGACTATTGGCATTTAAACAAAATCTAGTTCATATAATTAATATATCTAGTCCTAGTATTTCTAATTGGTATCTTGAGGATACATTTCAATACTATGGTGTTAAGTATCATTATAGTGTTGCAAAAACAACGAAAGGAGTGGCTTGGGCATCTGATGATGGTTGTTATTTCTATGATGGAAAAGAAGTAAAAAACTTAATAGATAAAAAGATTGCTGTTAGTGACTCATCATTTCAAATTAGTGACGTTGATTGGAATAGCTGGTATCGCGGTTCAGGCACAGTTAAAGATGTGATGTTAGGATATGACCCAATAACTAATTCATTGATTATGATGAGAAGTCCTAATGATAGCTCAAGTAATTCAAATCAATGTTTTATATATGATTTTGATAGTAATGGGTGGACATATAATACAAATTTATTTACCGATAGTTCTTACTATACTAATTTTGTAATAGATATGAATAACAATTTAACTGTTGGTAAGTTTGATGGTAGCGCTGATGTTGATTTTTTAAAATTCTTACCAATACAATCATCTCAAGATAATCAAGAGTTCTATACAAAAGATATAGACTTTGGAGTTCCTGAACTAGCAAAGAAAGTATATAAAGTAACTGTTACATATAAATCAGATGGAGCAGAAACAACTCCATTTTCATATGCTATTGATGGTAAACAAGATTTTTCAAGTAATGGAGGTGGAACATTTACAGGTGATTTTGCAAGTGAAAGTAGGTGGGATGTGGTTACATTAACTCCATCTTCTCCTATAGAATGTCAAAGTATACAAATAAAATTTACTTCTCCTAGTGCTGGAAAATTTGAGATAAATGATATGTCTATTCAATATAGAATTATAAAAAATAAAGTGGTATCTTAATGGCATTAACTGATAGAGATTTAAGAAAAGTAATAAATTTAAAACAATCATCAATGGAGTTTCAAGGTATTCCATCTGTTCATGGAATGGTTGAGGGCCAGACAGCTATACAAAAAAAATCTAATAGCCAATTAGCTGTTTATAGAAAAAAGTTTGGTAAACTTTGGAAATCTTATATGTCTTCTGATGGCAATCAATATGTAGATAAAACATTGACTACTAATACATTAAAGTATACTAATAAGTTTATAGACTATCGTACATATACGCACAATTTTACTGATGACCTACCAAATACAAAAATATATGTTCCTTGGGTTGGGCCATCGGAGCAAACAGCTTTATTAGAACCTAGAAGTAGTTATCTAACACCATTTAATATGGTATGCCATAAAGTATTTTTTAGAACACCTGCTATAGATACAGCAGCTACTGATATTGTTTTTGGTATAGAAAAAATTGATAGTGGTGATACAACTAGAGATAGCGTATGTACTTTCGATGCTACATCATCTTGGAGTGATAATACTAATTTTATAATTAGTCAATCTGATTGGAGTGCAGCTCCTTCAGTTGGGGCTGGTGATTTAATAGCTCTTACAATAACTGCAGACAATACAAATATAGTGACGAGTGAAAAACATTTTTTTATGACCTCCGTTTGGAGAGTTGAAGTTATAATATGATAAACAATAAAAAAATTAGCTGGTATTTTATTTTAACTAGCTTTATATTAAACTCGCAATATAGTATTATTGTATTTATAAAAGGAATATAATTATGGGAAATGGATATGTACCCGGAATGCAGGGATTATCATTTGGACTCAACTTAAATAAAGATATAAAAAAAGAACAAGAAGCTCAAAGAAAATCTGCCAAAGGAATTGGTAAGTGGGGTTCTAAGAAAGGAATTCTTGCAATGGTGGGAAGTCAGATTTTTGATAAGTTTGGAAGTAAGGCTTTAACTACAATGTTAGCCCCTACACTTGGCCCATTAGCTCCTTTTGTGGCTAAGGCAATTACGAAAGGTGGAGGTCATTTACTAGGCCAAACTTTAGCTGGAAAAGGCCCTGAAGTGAAGGGAGGCGGAACTGGATTATTAGGTAGTGGATTAAGTAAGCTAGATGAACTTAAGGGAGGTATTAACAAATCTTTACAAGGAGATGCATTAGGAATGGCTAGTAGTGCTTTTTCTGGAGAAGCGTGGAAAGATTATACGGGAGGATTATTAGCTAAAGGCCCTTTAAATATTATGAAAGGATTAGGTTTTGGAGCTGATGTTCCTAA